GGTGCCAAAATATATGTTCTCCATAAATACAATATGGCGAACTGTGGAACCGTCAATGGTGCGCTTGACCGACAGGTACACCTGGTCCTCTGCTCCACTAGGTATAGCCGTTATACTCTCCACAACCCCAGACTCCCCCATTGGGTGAGTGTGCCACCCAACAGTCTGGTTTTGCGGGTCGTAGGACAGGCCAACAAGTACGCCGTCTGTGCGCACAAACCACAGGATAAGCTCCGGCTCCTGCTGCCAAATCATGTCGGTCAGACCACCACGGGCAATATGCTCTGCCAGAATTGTAAGGTCACGCCCTACAAGTCCGTCAGTGTCCAAGTCGAATGTGACCTCTTTGACCTTCTCCTGCCCCTTCTGGATAAGGATGGTGCTGGACCCAGCGCGGATGGGGCGCACGTCAGACGAGCCAAAGGTTGTCTCGCGAAGCACGTTGACGTTAGTCGGCGTAACAGGCTGTGTGCCGGTGCCACCGGACAGTGTAAACTCGGCACTGGTTGTCAGAAGCTGCAAGAAACGGCCCTGAATCATGTGCTTGATGACGTTTACCTGGTCCGATGCGATGGTGACGTTGATAGCATCGTCATCGTTTAGGCCGGGTGTCATGTTCTCAAAGTCAGCAGTCTGAGAGCCAAAGATAGTTTGTGGCTGGCCTGATGTGCCAGCAAAGTACAGACGCTCCTCATAGAACGCTACAGCGCGTGGGAAGCCCTGGTCGCCGTCAAATGCACCTAGTGACCAGCGGGTATTGGCATTTCCAGAGCCTACAGCGCTATCAGGAAGCCGTGAGTTGCCATATTGGTCCTCATGCACGTCAGCCGTGACAACAGTCGCACTAGTAAACCCGGTAATGCTGACATGCCCATGCTCGTCATGCAGGTATTCCCAATCAATGTCACCGTATGTTTCTGTGCCGGTTAGATGCACAGGCGGTGTATTCCCAGATGTTTCTGTACTGCCAGTGACCTGCTTATAGACGTGGCCGTCAAAACGCACTGTGGCGTTGTTGGAGTAGCTGGTGCTTGCCGCCCACTCATCATGCGCAATCTCAAGGATTTCACGGAATCGAATATAACGACCTACGTCATCGCTGCTAAACACATCAGCCGAAGCTGTGATGGTTATGCCGGTGCCGGTCGCCGCAGAGGCATACATTGTGGTGCTGGTAGTGTTTTCATCCAGCCATGGCCCATCAACAAAGTCGATGTCAGTTAGCGTGAAGCTGGTCGTAGTCGTGCGGGTCAGCTTGGCGGGCTCATGGTCTTTATGTACGAGATAGACTGTGTCAGCAGACTGAACGTGGTTTAGCTCAAAGACCTGTGCCTCAGTGTAGGTCGTTGTGACTTCCACAATCTTGCCAGAAGTACCGCCGCTGCTATACGCGGTGAACCCGGTGCCATCGACACCAGAGAGCTCAAAAGTGTTTGTTGTTTTGTTCGCAACAGTAAATTCACGATTATTCAACTCCACCATGCCGACAACGTCTTTGATGAACACACGGTCTCCGTTTGAATATCCGTGTGCGCTGGCCGTAACCACAACCGGGTTCGCCTGTGTTGCCGCCGTTATCGTCTTGGTCGATTCCGTAAGGATGCCGCCATCCTTGAAAAACCGGATATAATTTTCCCCAAATTCAAGCACATAGGCTTGCTCATCGCTGTATTCAAAGTTGATGAGACGTACCTTGCCTCCGTCTTTTGACGTGCCAGCGTACTTGGTGCCGGGTCTGCGCGTCACTCCACCCTGCGGGAAGATGAGCATATTCTCCAGCTTCTGCGCTCCAGAGTTATATTTTTGCAGGTCAATACGCCCCTCGAGACGTGGAGAAAACTCACCCGCTTGAAAATTTGTGACAATAGTTGAAACGCGGGCCATGTCAGAACCTGATGTTTATGAAGTCATCTGCAATCAGTTTGTCCGGGATGCCTTCCATGGCGTCGATAGAACGTGCCTCGCGCAGCCGGAGCTCATAGAGCTGGTTGATGGATTGTGAAACGCTGGTGCTGCCTGTGATGGCATACGCTGTCTCTGCTGCCAGCTTGTGTGCAATGGTGCTCGAGAGCAGCGGGTCGTATGTCTCTGTGTCGGTTACCCGGGCGATATACGTAATCTTGCAGGTGGACTCGTTGCTAAGAACCTTGCGGCCTTCAATCTTGAACATAACCTGGCTGTCGTATGCCGCCACGTCGCTGTCTACGTTCTTGTTCCAGAAGGACAATACCCGCAAGCAGTAGGGGTCCGTCGGCAGCGTAAACTGGCTGCTAAACCCGAAAGCAGGTGCATCTGCGTCCTTTGCCAGTGAAGCCCGAGTCAGAGCTGCGTTCCATGGGTGAGCCCGTAGGACGGCATCACGCACGGTTTCAAAGCGGCGGTTGCACAGTCTGGCTTCTTTGGAGTTTTCAGTGAGGGCGGTAATGGTAGCTGCACCAAGCAGGTCCATTGCTTCGTTACAGATGTCCACTACGGATGGCATTACGTTACTAACCTTTCCAACTCTATGAGGACGCCCTGGCTCGTGTTCGAGTCCCCGCCCTTCCAGACCTTGCCTTCGTGCTTCGCCGTCTCCACCATCGCTTTGAGGCGCTCTGTGGGCAATATTATCACAGTTTCGTGGTCAATGATAAACGCCCAAAAATCTGCTTCTGTTGTGGAGATGCCTGATGGCTTCCCCCTAGAAAAAAACTCCACAAACACCCTGCCGGTTCGTGAAGCCTTGAAATCCCTTTTTATCTCAATGGTGCGATTCTGTAGCACGTCAGCTAACCAACTTTCGGCCATCTGACCCACTTTGAGGTCGTACCTAAAATCTCGGTTAAACTCCACTCACCGCTCCCCCGAGCTGGAGTAAAAGGGGGCGGTTGCCCGCCCCCTCAATGCTTAGTCTACGACGTACTCGATGATAAACGCCATATCACCGGCTGTACCGCCAGTCGCGCTGAACGTCGCAGCAACGTAGTATACGTCGCTCGGGTCAGAGCTTTGACCGGCAAGTTCCCAGACCTGCTGACCAGTGGTGTTGAGGTTGGCCTCTTCGTAGCGGAGTTCCGCAAGACCAGCGCCATCAGCCACCAGAGTAGCAATCGCATCTTCGTCAACAACCGTACCATCATTGGTATAGAAGCCGACATTGTAGGTGCAAGAGCCGCCGAGGTTGTCGGAGCCGACACGGACCGAAACCAGGGTTGCATGGGTCGGGACAGGAGCCAGCATGACAATGTCATTGTCGGTGCTGTCACCAGCGGCAAGTGCCACGTTGCCCTGAGCAATACGGACGCGACCGCCAAGCTCAGATGCGCTGTTAGCAACCTGCGGGAGTGCCTCAAGATTGGCAATGAGGTCAGAGTTTTTCGTTGTCATCTCTCAATCTCCCTTACGCTGCGCCGTCAAGGTCATCTTCGTCACACTTGATGCGAACAACCATGTTCTCTTGCATCCGTGTAGCGCCGATGTCCATGCAGTAGTAGACCTGGGTTGCGTAACCCTTGTCTGCACGCTCATCAATACGAGCCGACACGTCTTTGCCGATACCCAGCGCCAGACCTTCTTCTGCCCAAGCAAAGCAGGTACGGACGTTGTTGGCATCAACCGACAGGCGGTTCGACATGATGAAGTTGAAGCCCATGAACTGATTGATTTCACCCTGGACGAGAGCCTTCACAGTGTTGAAGTCAGCCGAGGTGACGCTGGTGTCAGCAAGCAGTGCATGGATTTGGCTTGGACCCATTACGATGTAGCGAGGAATCGAAGGGTCAACGTCAGCCTGGTCCAGCAGCTTCTTGGCTTCGCGCAGCTTGGTCAGGTTCATGTTGGTGTCAGCACCACCGACAGAAACTGCAACATCCTGGTCAGTGTCGAAAGCGGTCGAGGTCGAGCCGGTTTCGCCAGTGTTGGCAGCAGCGTCAAATGCAGTGATGATAACGTCGTCCATGGCGCGGCCCATAGCAGCGGCTGCTGCCATTGCGTAGGACGAGGTTGGGTCGATGAGCATACGAACCTTGTCTTGGTCGTCGATAAGGTCGGCGTACTCATACGATGCGAGGCTCAGGCGACGACGCGCATGTGGCGTATCCATCTGAGGGGTGTCGGCATGGCGAGTGCTACGCAGTTGCGCAGTCGCAACACCAACTTGGTCGATGAAGGCATTTTTACCAACAACATTCTCGATGCGCACGGTGTCACGCAGACGGGAACCCATCTGCTGTGCGAGCATCTGCACATTCGCAGAATACTGTTGTACAAATGCCGTAGTGACTTGAGTAGACATCCTGTCTCTCCTTCTACGTCATGGTTGCACTAGATTCCGGTGTGCTACCCTCTCGGACACTCCTAGCTTTTCGGACCTGCTTGCGGCCACCGTCTTTCCGGTTGTCGGCAGGACGAGTTGCCTCGCTACCCTGCATGACCCACTCGTAGTATTTGTCTGCGAGTCGGTCTGGTTCTACAACGTCACGCGCGGTTCCAAACTCAATCGCGTAACGTAA